GCTCGGTGATTGTTTCCCAGTCACGATCTGAGAGGCACTGCAGGCGCTCGTCGCGCATAGCCGACTGGATGCTGTCAAACTCAATCAGCGCGTCCTGGTGGACGTTCGCCAGTCGCTGCTCTTTGGTCAATCGTGCCACGTTTCAGCCCCGCAAAGAAAATTCACCGGAATTATAGGCGGAACTTGCGCGAAAAACAATCACCGAGCGATGGGCATCACGCTGGCGACCGGCCGAGCCACTTTTGGCTTGGTGTTGTTCGCCCTCCGAGCGCCCTCGCAGGCGTAGCGCAGAGCGTCGATAACGTGGTTGTGCTTGTCCTCGAGCACAGGCAGAACCTTCGCTGTGGCCGGGTCAGTCTTGTAGCTGTAGAGCGTCAGTTCGTCGATCGTGTGCTTGCATCGCGGGTGAACGATGATGTCGAACGATTTGAGCCACTCGATGCCTTCCTCGACCGACTTCGGCCCTTTGACCGCGGGCATGATCTTCGGAAACCCGTTCTTCCGCATGTGGCTGATCGTCTCCGGCCGCGCGCTGTCGGCCACCATTGGCCACTTCTCTGCCTCCGGGATCGACATGAACAGCGAAGGCGTGTCCACGATCTCGCAGCCGATCTGATAGGCCTCCCAGTCGATGAACAGCTTGCGGCCGACGATGTGGCAGCGAATGCCTACGGTTGGGTCGGTGGCGAAGCCCCAGTCAGCGCCCAGGCGGTGCACCGCATCGGCCGGCGCCTCGAAGTCCTCGATGGTCCAGTTCTTGAACACGCGGGTTTCGCTGTTGCGGACGTATTCGCCCTTCCAGACGTGCAGGTATTTGTCAGGGTCGCGGCGCTTGTCGTATTCCATCTCTTCGCGCAGCACCTCGGGGAACCAAGGGTTGTCGGTGTAGTTCACCTCGACCACCACGCTGTCTGGCGGCGCGTTCTCGCCACGCAGCAGAACCTCGATCGGATCATCCTCAAAGCGCGGGTTCCACGAGAACACAAGCTGCGATCCGGGCTTGCGGATCGTCGGGCGCAGCAGGTCCAGCGAGAACTGGCTGATCGACTGCGCCTCCTCCACCCAGGCGATGTCGAAGCCCTCGAGCGACTTGATGCTGTCTGCCGTGTGGTTCTGCATGCCCTGGAAGATGATCACCCCACCGTGCGGGCACTTGATCTCGGCTGTCTGGATATCGAACAGGTGGCCGACGCCCAGTTCCTCTATCTTATTCTCGATCAGCTTCTTGACCGACTGCTTGAGCGACTTCTGCACCTCGCGCACGCAGACCACATCGGTGCGGCGCATCACGCAGCGTTCGACGATCCACTCAGCGAAGAACCACGACTTGCCAGAACCACGCCCGCCGTAGGCTCCGATGTAGCGGGCGGTTTCACGGTCGAGGATCGGCGCCGCCCAGCGCGGTGTCTGGATGTTCAGCTTCATGCCTTCGGGTCAATGATGGTGCGTTTGATCTCGACCGGGATCGCTCCGCCGTCCGGTCCGCTGTGTTCGTTCTTGGTGGCGTCAGAGTAGCCGTGCTTGGTCATCATCATCTTGGTGATCGATGGATTGAACACTCCACCGAGGCCGCCGTTGAGCAATTGGCGCTCTTGCTTTTCCGCAATTGCACTAAGGATGTTAGAAAATTCTTTCGTTTCATCCTTCGCCCAGGCGTGACACGTCTCACGACGAACACCTATTTCGCAAGCCAGCCCAGCCACACTTGGAACCAGATCGCCTGCCTTTTCCCACCCGCCGTTCGCATAGGCCCAAGCCTTTTTGACGATCTCGGGCGTGTAGTCTGACGGTCTGCCTGCATTGCTTTTTTTGGCCATTTTCCACCTTCTCTCTCCGGCATGACGGCACGGGTCGCTGGGCGGTATAGTATGCGCTCCACGCAACAAATGCAACGAAAGGCCGATGCTGTTGCTTCGAGCCAGGTCATGCTGTAGAAAAGAAAGCGGCGGCGGGTGTTATCAGCACCGCGCCGCCTTGGTGACACGAAGTTTTGGAAGGCTTCGGACGTGTCACGGCAAAAGATATACCGCAAATGCGGGCGTGCTTGCAAGAACCTTCCTGACTTTTGACGCTTTCAAAGCAAAGCGACGTGGTTTCGCCGGGTCGGCCCAAACAACCCGGATGCTTCGGGCCTCTTTTGCCGCGCGACCTTCGGGGCGCAATGGACTTTCCGGGCCGTCATGCTGGTCACAGTGCTGACATGACAGAAGTGCGCATATGGGTTGACGTGCCGCATGATCGTTAATGCGGGGTCGGGTTTGGCGGAGCCTCAAGTTCGCAGCGCATGGATACGGGGCTAAAACTGTCGGGCAGGTCGCTTTGATCCTATGGGGTCAACCCGAGCGGAAAGCGGAACTGTGACCATCTATAAACTAGACGGTCACCTGGAAAACCAGTCCACAAGGCGCTGCGAGACGTCCAGCATGTCCGCCATTTCGCCCAAGGTTGCGATGGCTCTCACCCATGCAGGCTCTCCGAGAAGGTGGTGGCTGGTGAGTGCGACGTAGCTGTAGGCTTCGAATAGGTCGGCGAAGATCAGGCGCGGGTCATTGTGATCGATCACGTCGATGCCCATCTCAGCGCGCGCCACAGCTTCGCGCAAGTCGAGCAGTGCAGCCAGTTCTGGGTCGTCGTCCTTGCGGGGTTTTGGAACGTCCCCGACGATCAGTTCGCCGCAGTCGTGGTGCAGTGCTGCGTAGAGAAGCGAGGCTTCGCAGTTCGGCCAGAAGAACAGGACTATCTGCGCGACGCGGCCGTGGTGATCGGCCAGGCTCTGCGCTGGAACCTCCGGGTAGGTGTGCCACCGCGTGACTGATCCGGAGCGGTAGATCGGGTTGATCTCAACCACATGGTGCTCTGGCGGGATCATTTCGCCTCCACCGGCCGATCTGGCTGGTCCTGGTATTTGCCATTGCCGTATCGGGCGGGCGTGACCACCTCGTGAAAGATCGCCTGCGCGATGCCTGCGCCGGCCGGAATGCTGAGAGGCTTCCAGCCGTGATAGACCAGTTCCAGCGTCAGCCAGCCGCGCCACCCCGGCTCGATCACGGTATTGAACACCGAGAGGCCGCGCCGCGCCCAGGTGCTCTTGTCGTGGACGATCGCCACCAGGTTCTCCGGCATGTCGAACTTCTCGATGGTGCTGGCCAAGGCGAAGCGGCGGAACGGGTGCAGCGTGACGGCCTGCTTGATCCGCAGATCGTATCCCGCCTCTGCCAACCCATAGCTGACGCCGTGCTCGCGCAGCTTCATGCCTGCCATCGGTGTGAGCGGGCGGGCGTCGTAGAGTTTGCGTCCGTTGATGATCATCATCTTCCTCCTGTTGGCATTGGCATCCAGTGGGTCACGCTTGTGATCGGCTTCCCATGATCTGCGACCCAGTGCTGCCGTTTCGGGTTCCACCATGCGCCAGTGACACCCCACCTTTTTCCGCCATCTAGAAGGTCTTCATAGTCATACGAAACCAGAACACGCTCTGTTGGCCTGCTATCTCCCTTGTTGATCTTCGTCCACGGCGGAAGCTCACTCATCCTTGCCTCCTGTTAGTTTCTGCGCGAGCGGGCATTGGGCCGCTCGATTTATACCAGCACCCAACGTAGTCTCGCAGCTTTGACAGAGCCATAGTGCGGGGCCTGTGATTACCGAGAGTGGTCAATGTCAGCACCCCTTTCACAGTCGATAGCCGCGCGTACACTCTCACTGGTGGGATGCCATAGCTGAACATAATCCAGTCACCGCATCCGACCACCTCGCCATCGTCGTCAATCATCCTTGCCTCCTTTCAGTTCTGCGAGGGTGGTGCGGGCATTCGCCACTGGTCCCAAATCGGCCACAGACGGCCATGCATGGACCAAGTTACTGTGCAGGAGTTCCAAAGCACCCAGCGCCTTGGCCAGCTTGGCTTCCAGTTCCTCTATGCGGTCGGCTACATCACCTGAGATCAGGTCATCTGGCGACAACTCATGGCCCCAGCCGCAGTGAACGTAATGTCCAACTACGCAAACGCCATTGTGCGTCAACTCCGCTTCAACCAGAGACCCGCAGTTCTCACAAATTGCTTTCGGCATCGTCTTGTCCTTTCAGTTCTTCAAGGGTGGTGCGGGCAACGTATTCAGCAGCGTCACGGTAAGTCCCACCCTCTGACAACACATCGCTGATTGCTTGCTCAATCATGTCTACGTCCACCGCCTCCGCCAGCGCATCTGCCGCCGCTGCCTGTGCTATATCGGCTCGGACGTATTCAACACCTTTGTCGGGAAATGCCTTTCTATCGACGAGGTAAAAATCGTCGTCCCGCTTCTGCCTATGGACGGGCGAAATGCTTATGCGCTCAGGATAATCAGACATTTTCACACTCATTCCGTTCGAGGCCATGCCAGATGCCGTAAAGCACCCATTCATCGTATCCGGTCCGTAGGCCAAAGACGCCCATGCCTGACGTGTAGTGCCGTTCGACAATGAACTTGAGGGCAATGCTCCTGATGTGGCGGATCACAGGCAGGCGCTTCCACCACGGTGCGAAAGGCATGATCCACCTATTCGCCGCTGCGTCTTTCAGCCATTCGGTGTGGTTACTCATAGTCTTGTCCTTTCAGTTCTGCGAGGAGGTCGAGGATGCGGCCAAGAGCGGTGTGGTAGCCGTAGTAATAGCCCACATCATGTTCTGGTCCGTCTACAAGAGAGGGTGCATAAGTGCGAAGATTTACCGCCGCCTTTGTCAGAGCCAACTCCACCGCCTTTGCCAGCTTGGCCTCCAGTTCCTCGATGCGGTCGGCTGCTGCATCCTGCAACGCACATTGCAGAGTGCTGGTCATGTCTTGCGTCACAGGTTGATCTTCACGCAGCCGCTTCACCAGATCGTCACTCATCGCCCCGCCCCTGCGTCATGTAGATCGCCTTGCTGTCCGCTGCGCAGGACGGGCAGTGCATGCCCTTCTTGATCGTGACTGGGAAACAAGACATGACCAG